GTGATGTTGTCCCTGGTGGTGTTATCAGGGACAACATCACCTTCCTTCCTTATAAGGAACCTTCTTCGGTCCTTTACCAGCTATTGGGTAATATCGTGGAGGAGGGCAGGCGCTTTGCGTCAATGGCTGATCTCAAAGTAGCGGATATGAACCAGGAGGCTCCGGTCGGTACTACGCTCGCGATTATGGAGCGGGCGATGAAGGTGCAATCCGCAATCCAGGCACGGATCCATGCGAGTCTCAGGCAGGAATACAAAATCCTGGCCACGATTATTCGTGACTACACGGATCCGGCATATCCGTATGAGACGGATGAGGGCGAGGGTATCAAGGTAGAGGATTTCGATGATCGCATTGATGTCGTTCCTGTGTCGGATCCCAATGCATCCAGCATGGCACAACGAATCATGCAGTATCAGGCTGCGTTGCAATTGGCAGCTCAGTCCCCCGATCTATATGATATGCCGCTTCTGCATAGGCAGATGATGGAGCTTATCGGCATTCCCAACGCCGACAAGGTTGTCCCGGACAAGGACGACGTGCTACCGAAGGATCCTGTCAGCGAGAACCAGGACATACTTATTCAGGCTCCCGTTAAGGCGTTTGAATATCAGGACCATGACGCACATATGCGTGTTCATATGGCGATTAAGAACGACCCGGATATTGCCCAGCAGGTACAGAATAGTCCGAATGGTCAGGCACTCAGTGGTGCCATGGACGCTCATATTCGTGAACACCTGGCATTCATCTTCCGTAGACAGATCGAAGAGGAACTTGGTGTTCCGCTACCACCGGCTAATGAGAAGCTGCCGGAAAACGTGGAGAGAAGGTTGAGCGTTCTGGTTGCCGATGCTTCCGATCAGATGTTGGGCAAGAAACAGCAGAAGGCCCAGGCAGAGCAACAGGCTAAACAGCAGCAGGATCCAATCGTACAACAGCGCGAACGCGAACTCGCCATCCAGGAACAGGAAGCCCAGAGAAAGCAACAAGCCGATGCTGCCAGGCAGCAGCTTGAACAACAGAAGCTTGCGGCTGGTCAGCAGCAGGATACTGCCAGCCAGCAGCTTGCGGAGCAGAAACTCGCTGCCAGCCAGCAGCTTGCGGAGCAGAAACTCGCTGCCAGCCAGCAACAGGATGCGGCAGAACTTGAATTGGAGCACGAGAAGTTGGCGAGTAAGGAGCGCGTGGCGGCTGCGGGGTTGGCGTTGGATGAACAGGAATTGATCGCCAAGACTCAGGCTGGCCAGCAGAAAGTAGATATAGAAACGCAGTTGGCAGGATTTAAGCTCGGTCGTGATTTAGCCAAGGATACGGACGAGGACTTGAGGGGAGGTAAGAAGAAGGAGGATGCCTGAGTCTGTTTTATCGTTGCTTAAAAAGAAGATCAGAAACCAAATGAATGAATTAGCGGATCATCTCACGATAGGTGGTGCGAAGAATATGGAAGAATATCGAAAGATATGTGGTACAATAGAGGGCTTGGCGTGGGTAGAACGTGAGGTTATTGATATAGAGACAAAACTTATGGAGTCTTAGTATATGGCAAAAATGACCGATATTTCTTCTGCGGAATCTGTTGTAGACGAGGATATCGCATCCGAAATTGAGAAAAATAAGGAAACTCTCAGTTTCGCATCTCAGTTACCGGAGCCTCAGGGCTACAAATTGTTGATCGCGCTCCCTGAAATTGATGAAATGACCGATGGGGGGATCATAAGATCCGAAGATTCGCGACATGAAGAGTCCATTGCGACCGTTGTGGGCTGGGTTATGAGCATGGGGCTGGATGCTTACCAAAATTATGCCCGATTTCCTAGTGGACCGTACTGTCAGGTAGGAGATTGGGTCATTTTTCGAGCGTTTAGCGGTACCAGAATCAAAATTCATGGCAAAGAATTCCGTTTAATCAACGATGATACCGTCGAAGCGGTCGTAGAAGATCCCAGGGGAGTGGAAAGAGCATAATGGCTGACGAAATCGGCAGGATGAGCGAAGAAGACAAGTTTTTAGGCGTTAGAACCACCATCGACGTCCCTCAATCGGAAGAATTGGATGTTGAGGTCGTAGACGACCGCCCGGAAGAGGACCAGAGGGCTCCTCCGACCGAAACATCGCAAGATGATGGTACCGCGACCGACCAAGAGCTTGCACAATTGGGAAATCGTGCCCAAAAACGCATTAAAAAGCTAAAATGGGAGTATCACGAGGAGCGTAGAGCCAAAGAAGCCTCTGATAAGCTTGCAAATGAGGCTATTTACTATACGCAGGGCCTACAAACCGAAAATCAGCGTCTTGTGCAGCTTGTTCAAGATTCCCAGACGGCTTTAACGACTCAGGCCAAGCATCGTGCTAGTGCTACGCTCGCTATTGCTGAAGAAGCCTTCAAACAGGCGCATGAAGCCGGTGATGCGGGAGAAATTGCGAAAACGCAGAAGGATTTGACCAACGCGCAACTCGCTCAAGCCTATGCACCGTCCGTTTCGCAGAAAATTATTGATAATTGGAAGCGTAACGTACTTGCCCAGGATCAGGCATTGGCGGACCAGGCTCCCCAGCAATATATGCCTGAGCCGATGCCAGAACCCGATGCTAGGGCCGTATCTTGGCAGGAATCGAATGAATGGTTCGGTCAGGACAGGGAAATGACAAGTTTTGCATATGGTGTACATGAAAGGCTGGTAGGAGAAGAGGGTATTGACCCAGATTCTGATGAGTATTATAAATTGATAGATAATCGTATGAAAGAAGTTTTTCCTACGCACTTCGGTAGCAGCTCGACGCAATCCAACAACGTCGTCGTCGTTGATACTGCATCTCGCCGCAAGGCAAATCCCGTGGTTGCGCCAGCATCTAGAAATAGCGGTGCGCCATCGCATAGGGTCACGTTGACGCAGACTCAGGTCAAACTCGCGAAACGCCTGGGTATAACGCCACAGCAGTATGCAGCACAGCTAATCAAGGAGATGGTCTGATGGCTGACAAACGCGCTCCCAGGAAGCCCAGGAAGATAGAGACTCGCGAAAGTGAGGCTCGTGATATTCCATGGGAACCTGCATCGGTTCTTCCAGATCCCGATCCTCAAGATGGTTGGGTGTTCAGATGGATACGGACATCTATGGTTGGCAATCCCGACAACACGAATGTTTCCAAGAAATTTCGTGAAGGATGGGAACCTGTCAAAGCTGAAGACCATCCAGAACTCAAGATTATGAGCGATCATAAATCGGAGTGGAGGGAGAAGGGGGGGATCGAACTTGGCGGGCTATTGCTCTGCAAACAATCTGAGGAAAGCGTGAGTAAGAGACGTGAGTATTATGAGAGACACGCTGCCTCACAGATGCAAGCCGTCGATAACAGCTATATGCGGGAAAGCGATCCTCGGATGCCTGTTCTCCCGCCTGATCGTAAAACTCGTGTGACCTTTGGCGGTAGCGGACGCTGAGGTTTCCCCACTAACAATGTAGGAAGAAATATCATGGCTACTACGGCAACACCGTATGGGGCCAGGCCGATTGGAACTCTTAGTTCCTCTGGTTCGTTTACAAGCAAAACTAGAAATCTTCCGATTATCACCACTTATGGTACCCAGATTTCAAATGGTGATTTTTGTAAGGTCGCGGCAGATGGTACCATCGCGAAGGATACTGGTACTACCGCGTTGACCGCAGTCGGAATCTTTTTGGGTTGCTCTTACACGGACCCGACGACCAACCAAAAGACATTTTCTAATTACTGGCCTGCATCTAATGCGGCCACTGATGCGATGGCGTATGTGCTGGACGATCCCTTTGTGGTATTTCAAATGCAGTCTGACGAGGCACTAAACACTACAGATCGCGGTCTTAATGCGTCTGTGGTCGTCACGGCTGGCAATACTACTTTCGGTAAGTCCAAGAATGCGCTTGACGGTAGCACCCCAGCAACAACGAACACGCTGCCTCTTCGCATTATTGATTTTGTCGATGGCCCATCTAGCTTGCCGCCGAAAGGCACTACGGCAAGTGACACATATCCTGATGTAATCGTGAAGTTCAACGCTGCGTCTAGCGGGTCAGCTTCTAACCATTCCTATTTGAACGCTACTGGCGTATAGGAGACTGACCAATGGCTATTTCACGAGCACAACTTCTCAAGGAACTACTTCCTGGGCTAAACGCGCTCTTTGGAATGGAGTATGCACGTTATGACGACGAGCATACCGAAATCTATGAGACGGAAAGCTCGGATCGTTCCTTTGAGGAAGAAGTGAAGCTTTCGGGCTTTGATGCGGCACCTGTGAAGGATGAGGGTGACGCGATTTCGTATGATGCTGCACAGGAGTCGTTCGTGGCGCGGTACAACCATGAAACGATTGCCATGGGCTTCGCCATTACGGAAGAGGCCATGGAGGATAATCTTTACGATTCTCTGTCGGCTCGTTACACAAAGTCTTTGGCTCGCGCCATGGCCCACACCAAGCAGGTGAAGGCCGTGTTCCCGTTGAATAACGGGTTCACCAACGCTTATCAAAGCGGCGATGGTGTAAATCTGTTCACGGCATCTAGTGATGGCGTAACTGGTGGTGATGGTCACCCGCTCGTTTCAGGTGGCAAAAATTCCAACCGCCCAGCAACTGCCGCTGACCTCAATGAGACTTCTCTTGAGGCTGCCGTGATTCAGATTGGTAAATGGACGGACGAGCGTGGTCTATTGATCGCTGCTCGTCCCCAGACGCTTGTCATCCCGCCCGATTTGCAGTTTGTGGCGACACGGGTGATGAAGTCTGAACTTCGTCCTTCGACTGCCGATAACGACATCAACGCCTTGCGTTCGATGAATGTTATTTCGGGAGGTACAGTCGTGAACCACTATCTAACGGATACGGATGCGTGGTTCCTTCTGACAGATATTCCAGACGGGATGAAGCATTTCAATCGTGTTGCACTTGAGACGAGCATGGACGGTGATTTCGATACCGGAAATGTTCGCTACAAGGCTCGCGAGCGGTACAGCTTCGGTGTCTCTGATCCTCTTGGGATCTGGGGCTCGCCCGGAGCGTAATGAATAAGGGGTGGGGACGGTTCTATGTTCGCACCGTTCCCGCCCCTTTTCTTTTTCCTGACTATCAAGCGATTGGTAGACACTAGCCACGACAGGAGAAACTAATGGCTAATACAACTTTTTCAGGTCCAGTCAGATCCGAAGACGGATTTGATGTAGTATCGAAAAGCTCAACAACTGGTGCATTTACAACGGAATTCAGCTTGGACGGATCGGGATTGCAGGTTACTCCCATTACGTTCAGCGATGCAGACACCACTCTGACTGCTACTGCTAATGCTGGCAGGGTCAATGTTGTTCCGGCGATTACCGGAAACCGGACGATTACCCTTCCGTCGCCCACGGCGGGGATATGGTTCAGGTTTATTTATGGTGGGGCGGCAGAAGAGGCGGAGAATCTGATCTTTGATACGGGTTCCGATACGAACTACTTCATCGGTGGTGTCATCCATTTGGATTCCAATGCAGATAATGTTTCCGTGTATGCCGATGGTAATTCAAATTCTATACTAACTTTGACAGATTTTGGTTTATTTGAAATCAATATTCTGGCGAAAGATTCAACGAATTGGATTATCTGGGGTCATCAGGAAGGTGCAGATGTACCTGCTTTTTCCGATCAGTAAGATATGGTTCGTTAATTGAGATAAGGTTACCCATTCAGATGGATGGGTAACCGTTATCTCCTATAGCGAGCGGGGCTAGAAGCCCTGTCCTCGTGGGGAGAATCAGATGGCTGACGCAGTAACGTCTCAAACGATCCAAGATGGCGACCGCATCGCGGTTATGAAGTTCACCAACATCTCCGATGGTAGCGGTGAAGCTGCTGTTGCCAAAGTCGATGTATCCGCTCTCAGTACGGAATCTGGCACGGGAAAGTCTTGTGCCAGGGTAGCCATTGAGCAGATCTCCTACGATTGCTCTGGCATGACCGTCGATATTCTCTGGAACGCCAGCACTAACGTTATTTGCTGGACACTCAGCGGATACGGCTATTTCGACTTCCGTGGCGGCGGCCCCCTCCCGAATAACGCTGGCGGTGGCATTAATGGGGATGTCCTGTTCACGACCACGGGCCATGATAGCGGTGATCGCTATACCGTAATGCTCTATCTGAGGAAGAGCTACTAATGGCTGATCTAAAGAATTCTGCCGCGAAGGTTCCAGAGTATAATGAGATCGCTCGCAAGAAAGCGGAGGCGGATCATAACTGGGGCTATTATAGTAGGCTTGTTGAAAATTATCCCGGTTATGAGGAAGAGGTTGGCCATACGAGTCATATCGCCAAGGAATATCCTAACTGGAGGGCATTTTAATTATGCCAGCAGGCGAGATTATGTCCAAGTTCAAAGCCGGTAGCCTCAGGTCGGGTTCCGGTCATAAGGTCACGGACAGGGAGCAGGCCAAGGCTATTGCTGCGAGTTATGCTGCTGGTGGGCTGATTAGCGGTGGTATGCTTAAAAAGGTGGTGGCCAAGAATACGAATCTTGCTGATTTGTCCCATATGAGAGCGAAAGGGATGATTGGTAACGGATCCAGGATGCCGAAGTTGGCTGGAGGTGGCGTCGTTTCTTACAAGAAATCCGTATGCGAAAAGTTCGGATGTCCTGAAGTGGATTCGGACTGATGGCTACGTCTGGAACCTCTACGTTCAATCTTGAGATTTCAGAGATTGTGGAAGAGGCGTTTGAGCGATGCGGCCTTCAGTCGAAGACGGGCTATGATATGGAGACGGCTCGCCGGTCGCTGAATCTGCTGTCCCTTGAATGGGCGAATCGTGGCCTCAACTTCTGGACTGTGGAACAGGGAACCACCACTGCATCGGATGGCACCTCTACGATTACGTTGCCAGCAGACACCATAGATCTGATCCAGCATTGGATCCGTGATGGATCTGGTACCACACAGAGTGATCTGCCGCTATCGCGATTCAGCGTGTCGCAGTATTCCACGATTCCGAATAAGCTCACCGAAGGGCGTCCCGTAAATTTGTATATCGACAAGCAGCGTGATGCCCCGGTTGTGTATTTGTGGCCCACCCCAGACAAAGATTACACGTTTGTCTATCAGCGTATTCGGCGTATTGAGGATACGGGTATTGTAGGATCAAATGATCCTGACGTTCCTGCTCGTTTCCTTCCGGCGCTCGTATCCGGTCTGGCATTTCTCATATCACAGAAGTATCCCGAAGCGTTCGTGCGATCTCCCGAACTTAAAGCTGAATATGAATTTCAGTGGGACTTGGCACAGTCCGAGGATCGTGATCGCGCTTCGGTGCATTTCGTGCCTGGGGGCTATAGCTGATGGCCAAGTTTGCTAAAGGCAAATATGCGTTCGGGTTTTGTGATCGTACCGGATTTCGTTACAAGCTCAAGGATCTGGTTCCACAGGTCAAAGCTGGTCGCATGACGGGTCTGATGGTCGGTAGGGATATGTTGGATAAGGATCAGCCCCAGAACTTTCTCGGCAGACTTGGCGATTATGCTGATCCACAGGCCATTAGGGATCCGCGCCCTGATTTATCTCAGGATACCAGTCGAAAGCTTTCGGCGTTTGATCCCGTAGGAAGTGGGGGCGCAGATGGGTCAGGCAACATTATGGCGCATGGACAGGTGGGGACCGTGACGGTGACCACATGACCTACGCTGAATTGACTGCCGCAAT